TTGGTGGTTTTGGATAGAAAATCAAGAACAAAAATGGTCTTTGGTAATTTTTTATGGGCAAATTACTTTATGGGATTGCCAGTCAAAATCATATACATTGTAAATAAAAATGAAAGGAGAAACTCTAATGGCAGTAGGTATAATTTCACAGAGCGGAAGAGAATCTGCTTATGTGACACATTTTGTTTTAGATGCGGATGAAGATATAGAAAAACTACCTTCAATTCCTGATTGTGCGCCTGGTAGCGACGCTATCTGCCCTTCTACAGGAAGTATTTTTATGATGGATAACACAGGACTTTGGAGCCAGCTTTAATGTCTGAACAAGAGATAGAAAAGTTTATTAAAGAACTTGATAAAGATTCTAAAGACTTATGCGTATATCCAGACAAACAAAATATAGACTGTAATGATTGTTATTTATGTAGGGTAGATTTTTTCAATAAAGTTAGAGAAGAGTTGCGCTCTGTTTGACTTTTAGAAAAATTTTTGATATAATATTTATATAAAGAAGATAAGTGAAATGCTTCGTCATATTTCCTTCGGGTTTTATCTTCTTAAAGTCGTGGCGGGGAGTCATGAATCTAGTAATGACTTCCTCCAGACACAAAGGTCGTCACTTATTGGAGATTAGTAGGTTCGAGACCTACGACGTACCATCTGACTCAACCCTTTCCTTTCTTTCTGCCCGGCATTAGATATTTTAATGTCGGGCATTTTTATTTAAGGAAAAATAATTTACAAAAGGAGAAACTAATGGTAAAATCACAAATTATAATATGGACTAGAGAAACCTTAGCAATAGGTGGAATAGAAACATTCATATATAATTTTTGCACTCAAATGAAAGATAAATATGATATTATAGTTCTATATGAAGTGATGAATAAAGAACAAATTAAAAGATTAAGACCTTTTGTAAATGTAGTTCATTATTCACCAAAAGAAGAATATGAATGTGAAACATTATTAGTAAATAGAATATTTGATACTATACCAGATAATATTAAAAAGAATAAGATGGTAAGAATTTGCCATGCTTGTAAAATGTATCAAAACTGGGTTTTACCAACAGATGCAGATGAAATGGTAATGGTATCACAAACAGCTATGGATTCTTGGGCGGAATGTAAAAAAGATAAAACTACAGTAATCCATAACTTAACTAATCCTGCGGAAACGCCGGTTAAAGTTCTCCGACTTATCTCGGCGATGCGTACAACTAGCGAAAAGGGCCCCGACCGCATTTCCCGCATAGCACAACAATTAGAGAAAGCAAATATACCTTTCTTATGGCTTGTGTTTACTAACAACCCTATTAAAGAGAAAATAAAAAACGTTGTGTGTTTAGACGCAACATTAAATATACGAGACCATATAAAACATTCTGATTATTTGGTTTCACTTAGTGACACTGAATCATTTGGTTATTCTATTGTTGAAGCCCTTGAGATGGGAGTTCCTATCATCACAACGCCTATTCCAGTTCTTGATGAATTAGGATATAAAGATGGTGTAAATGGTTTTACAATTCCATTTGATTTAGAAGGAATAGACTGGAAGAAGATTTATGACACTAATTTGCATTTTACTTATAAAAACGATAACGAAAACAGCATTAAAAGCTGGGAAAAAGTCTTAGATATAAAGACCAAAGCAAAAGGAGATTATGTCTTTGATGAACACTCTATTGTTCAAGTAAAGATTATTCGTAATTATAAAGATGTGGCATTAAATAGAAATGTTAGCACAAAGGAGATTCTTGAAGTCACATTAGAAAGAGCTGAACAACTAGAAAAAGCGGGAGTTGGTGAGATTATATCATGATTAATATAAAATTTTATAGTATTTATGAGAAGGCAGAAGATTATAAGGGAACTCCTAATGGTTTCTTCGCTTATTGGTATCACCAAGTTCTTAACCTGGATGAAGCGGATATTGCCATTTTTACAGACTTTAAGGTTACAGAGCGAGAGACCATCCCGCCAACAAAAGCAAAGAAATATGCTTTAATGATTGAGCCTAGAATGTTTGATGGTATTAAAGAGCAATATGAGTATGTAGAAAAGAACTGGAATAAATTTGATATTATATATACTCATGATTCTATATTGCTAAACAAATGTCCTAATGCCAAGCTTCTTTATTGGGGTAAGGTATGGGCATGGAGTGATAAACAAAAGACAAAGAATATATCAACTATTAGTTCAGATAAAACTTGGTGTCCGCTACATAAAAAGAGATTAGAGATTGTGCGGAAAGCGGCGGCTGAAGGTCTCATGGATTGCTATGGAACCTTTGATGGTGGTAAGCATGTAACAACCGAGGAAGCACATCAAGATTATCGCTTTGCTTTTGTTATGGAAAATTATATAGATGATTACTGGTTTACAGAAAAAATATTAAATTGCTTTGCCAATAAAGTAGTACCATTCTATTATGGAGCAAGAAAAATTGGTGATTACTTCAATATGAATGGTATTATAATATTAGATAAACCAGAAGATATATTCACAGCCATAAAAGACTTTGACTTTGAAACTGAATATAATAAAAGATTACAAGCGGTCAATGAAAATTATGAGAGAGTAAAATTCTTTAATGATTTTTGGCAAGTCTTGTATAATATGTATAAAAAGGATTTTGAGAAACAAGGAGAATAATATGAAAGAAAGAGAAAAGATAGTTACGGTTGGTATTCCAGCTTTCAAGGCGCAAGACCATATTTGTGATTTACTTGCCTCAATACAGATACAATCTATGCGAGATAATATTTCAGTTATCATCGCCAATGACAATCCTGGGGATAGGGAAGACTATGTAAAACTGGCTAAGCGTTTTCCAAACCTTGACATCACTGTATTACCTGATGTCGAGAAGAATGGAGGTCCAGGCGTCGCCCGCCAAAGAGTATTGGAGGCTTGTGAAACATCATGGATTACATTTTGTGATGCTGATGATTTACTTATCTCTCCTTTTTCTATTGAGAGCTTAGTAAAGGCTATAGAACCTAGTGTAATAGAAGTTCAGGGAGTATTTTACCAAGAAGTAACAGACCATCCACAAGGTGTGAGAATGTTACCTAGAAATGATGTAGGTCATCCTTGGGTGTTCGGTAGATTATACTTTGTAGAGTTCTTACGAATGAATAATATTAAGTTCAGTAAATTAAGAGCTATGGAGGATGGTCAGTTTAATTGGGAAATTAGAATGAGTATAGAGGGTACACCGCTCAAGATAAATATTGTGGATGCACCTATTTACTTATGGCGCGTTGGAAGTGAGCATAGTATTACACGTATAGGTGTGAAGGAGAATGGCGGAATCCCGCTATATAACTACGACCTATGCCAGGTTGGTGCTACAGCCGCCGCAATAAATGCAATACATCATTGTAAAAAAAGAAATCCTTTCAATGGCGGTATTACAAGATTTACTGTTGAGATGATGATTGGTCATTATTTCACATATATAGAATGTTTGGACAGAAAACCTCTATTTGCTAAACAGAATTTATTTAATGCAAAGAGATTTTATAATCTTGTATATAAACAGATAGAAAATCAAATTGATGACAAGATTCTTAAAGATATGTACACAATGCAACTTGCATCAAAGAGTCCAGACTTAATTGGTATAATTCCAGAGATTACATTCTTTGATTTTATGAAACTCATAAAAGAACAAGAATACAATGGAAAAGATGAATTTTTAGAAATAAGAAAAGAACTTCCACAATGGGTTGTTGACCTAGATTTAAAGAGTGGAGTTCTTGGAGAAGAAGGATACATACATACAGAAGGAGAGAGCTAATCTCTTCTTCTTTTATTAATTAAAAAAGGGGGGGGGCGAACTATGCCACAACAATTATCACCAATACCAAGTTTTTCCTTTACAGAGCATAAGCTAGGAAAAAAATGGGTAGATGGTAAGGATATTTATGAAAAGATTATTGACTTTGGTAATCTACCTAATAGAACTAGTAAAAATGTTGAACATGGTATCGAAAATATAGATAAAATTATAAGTATAACAGGTATTGCAATGAGTGATACTGGTACAATTCCTATGCCAATAGTGGCAATTATGTCAAGTTGGGGTTGTGAAATGGGCGCTGATGGTACGGTGATTGGTGTAACAACCTCTGAAGACAGAAGCGAATATTATGCTTATATTACAATACAATACACAAAAATAAATTAAAAACATGAAAGGAGGGTTTCCGCATGGCAAATCAATATCAAATATATGAAGCTTCACTTACAGCTATGTGTAATATGTATAGAATGGCTAATGACAGTAATGAACCTATTGCTATTGGTGAGCTTGCAAATAAGATAAGAAATTATCATAAAGACCCTATCTATCCTGAAGGTTGTACTATTATTGATGATATAATATTAAATAATAGAATCGGTGGTAGAATGATATATGCTAATGTCTATAGCATAGAGCCATTATCTTCTGGAGGCAGTGCTAAAAAAATTAGTTTAGATGGTTGTCCAGATGTTCGTTGTTATTTGACCGCTACTGGAAGTAATGTTTATGGTGGGGGTACTTTACATATATATACAGATTGTCATAATATATATTTACCACGTTTTATTAAGACTTATAGTAACTTTTTTTCGCTTTCAGATAGTGGTAAAATTATAAAAGATTTTAGCAGTATTATTAATTGTAATCTTTTTGAAAAAGTAGCTACTCAACCGTATTATGGTTTACCACTTCCTGAAGCGCCTAGCTCTTGGGGAGCTCCACAGATAAATTCTAGATATAATTCATATTTTAATATATTCAATTTTCCTAATATAAGGGCATTAACTGTACACGAAGATTTAACCGGTAATGATAACGTAATAAATTTTATAGAAAATAGTAATCTTGAAAGTATACGTTATTATTCGGGATATTATATAAATACTCCATTATCTAAAAATTTATTTTATATACCAGAGAATATAGCTCGTGAGGGAAATGTAGTTTTACCATCAACAGCTTCTTTTAGCTCAATTCAAAATATTGGTAATATTAATGGTAACCTCATTATAACTAGTCCTTATATACATGAAAATTTATCAGGTCTTAGTAATTCAGAAGTTAATGTAACTTTTTGTAATGATTTAATACTTAGAGGACAAACAACAAGTGCGCTCTTTGATACTAATGTTATTCATAATTTTAGAGGCTTAAAAAATATTTATGTAGATTATAATTGGGGTGGTTTTGTTAATTTTAATTTAATTAATATTACTGACGATATTTCAATAAATATAAAACCTTATCAAAATCTTTATAATTATATATATCCACATAATTATTATGCTTTTGAAAAAATCAAATACGGTTCTAAAGATTTTTTCTTAAATTTTCAATGTGATTTAGTTTGTAACAGTAGTACATATCATTTTCTGTATCCTAATAATATAGAAAATATACAGCCTAAAAAGTTAATGCAATTCAAAAATATATATTCGTCATCTTTAACGACTTGTTTTTGGACAACAGATTATACACCGCCATGTGATTATATTGGATTAGATTTATCAAAAATGGAAAAAGGAATATATGTTGAAAATATCAAAACAAATTATAATCTTTCTTTATTACCTTCTTTTAGTAAACCAAATTTTCAAACTCAAATGATGACAATTAATGGTATTCTTTATTGCGGAAACTGTTATAAAGAAAGGTCTAGTATGTGGAGTCTTGATGGCTATATACAAAAAGTTTATGCTGAAAATTGCATAGAATTTCATAGAGAACCAGGAACATATAATTTTAATAACTTCTTATTACATTATCCTGATACACCAACAAAAGGTGACCTTTATTTATGGGTAAACAATGATAATAGTAATACAAATATATATTTCAATTTTGGAAGAAATACAAAATTTAATTTTCACATAAGAAGAGGTAGTTTTGGAAGTTTAATTACAAAAACAGAAGGTAGTATTTCTTATTCAATGCTTGAAAAAGTTTATATGAGAGATTATGACCCTGCCCATCGCTATACTAATGGAGATGCTAGTTACGTAAATCTAATTCAAATTTCTGACGGTGTGTACGCAGATACTTATAATCACATTCATATTTATGAATATGATATATGTCCTTTTGAAGTAAATAAAGAAATCCCAAGATATTAAGAGGTGAAACATGGAAAACACAGGAGATTTTACGCAGTTATATAAAATACAAGAACAAACTCTCGAAGATATATCAAGAGCAATTTGTGAAAAAAGAGGGCTTCCTTATCATAAAATAGCAGAAGTTGCTTTGCCACAACAAATTTATGGGTTAAAAAATTTATGTAAAACTGTTCCAGATTCATTATTATCTGAAAATATAGTATTAATAAAAGAATTTAATTCTTTTATGGATTATTACCCTGAAATCAATAATGAACAAATAGCACTTTGTGATTCTTATGGACTTATACCTTATTTAATATCTGCTGACACAAGTGTCAAACCTGTTTTTGCTTATTATGGTTCAGTAAATGGTAATTCATTGTCTGGATACTATGTAGGCAACTATATCACTTGATTTTTTAAAAATTTTTTGTTATAATATTTATATAAACAAAAGGAAATAAAGTAATAAGCGAGAACGTATTTATTTCTTTTATCCCCTTCTAGCCAAAGGGGTTTTACTTCTAGTGAGAGTCAGCAAAATTACACCATCTCTCTTCTGTGGCGGAAGTGGGAGAATCCGGACTTTAAGGTGTAGCAAGGAGCGGTGGACCTTGCAAAATAGGGGTTTCGTATAATGGTAGTACAAGGGATTTTGATTCCCTCGGTATGGGTTCAATTCCCGTAGCCCCCGCTATTATATAAGAAGGAGAGAAGTATGGTAATAAAGAGATTTTTATTCACTTGGAAAACAAAAGGATATGATGTAGAAAGACATAACCTAATTACAGTTTCTTGCAAACCAACAGAAGTTGCAAATTCAATAGCGGTAGCCGCAGATAGAGCGACATCAATTTTCAAACAGAGTTTTGGAAATCTAAAAAAGAATGATATTATTTCAATCCAGGAAATTGGAGATGATAATACACCGATAGGAGAACCTATCGTACCAGCAGAGGGCTAACTTAGGTTAGCCCTCTTTTTTGTTTTTTATTAAAAAATTTGTTATAATTTTATTATAAAGAGGAAAAATTATATGAGCAAAGAAGTAACAATTAGTGATTTTTATTGTACGCGGTGCGGGAGACGAGGTATCCCTCTGCCTAGAAAGAAGTCGAAGATTCACGAACCGGGGCATCTAAAGAAGCTCTACTGCATATATTGCCAAGAAGAAGTCAATCATGTAGAGATTAGACCATTTGGCAGTTACTCTTATGAAGATTTCAAAAAAGAATTTGAAAGAGGTGTTTTTGATGATAATGGAAACAGAAAAGAAGAAAAATGATAATCAGATTTTTGCTATGACGATTGGAGTTCCAGGCTCGGGCAAAAGTACATATCTTAAAAAGATAAAAAACTTTAAAGTTATCTCACGTGATGCTGTAAGATTTGCAATCCTTGATAAGTATAATACAGACGATTACTTTTCACATGAGGTTGAGGTGTGGGCAGCGTTCGTAAAGGAGATAAAAGATGCGCTTGATGCTGGTGAGGATGTAGTTGCAGACGCTACACATCTCTCAAAGGGCAGCCGCCGCAAACTACTCAATGCAGTAATGCCTAAGCACGGCGAAAATAAACTTGTCATAGGTATATACTTTGACGTTCCTCTTGATGTATGTCTTGAAAGGAACGCACAGAGAACAGGTCGTGCTTTTGTGCCAGAAGACCAGATTAGAAATATGTATGCTAGTTTAACACGACCAGAAGGTGAAGAAGGAATAGATTTAGAAATAATAATTAATAAAGATGGTGAACCAGAATTAATTAAGCCATTAATATAAGGAGAATAGAAATGGGAAAAATATGGATTATTTCAGACCTCCATTTTTGTCATAATAAAGACTTTATTTATGGCGAAAGAGGTTTTGAGTCGATAGCAGAACATGATGAAGCTATCATTAAAAATTGGAATAAATTGGTTTCCGCCGAGGATGACGTGTATATCCTAGGTGATTCAATGTTAAATGATAATGTAGCAGGATGCGCTTGTCTACGTAGATTAGCTGGTCATAAGCATATGCTTATTGGTAATCATGATAGTAGAGAGCGTGTTGCACAATATGAGCAGCTCTTTAATACAGATGTTCTCGGATGTGCATACACAATGAAGTACAAGGGCTACACTTTGTACCTCAGTCACTACCCTACATTAACAGATAACCACGATGGGGATAAGCCTCTCAATCGTAGAGTAATTAACCTATGTGGTCATACACATACGACAGATAGATGGTCAGACTTCGACAAGGGTCTTATTTATCACGTTGATGTAGATGCTCACGATATGAAGCCAACATTACTAGATGACATTATTGAAGAGATAAAGGAGAAAATAAATGAGTAAAGAGTACGTTTACAGTTACACAGAAGTTGAAGATAATGGAGAAATTCGTGCAAATGCTGTTTGCACTATTTATACAAAGGATGATATGTTCTATGGTATAGCAAAGTTCAATCCAGAAGATATTAAGTTCAGAAAGCCTTCAAAGTTTGTAGGTCTTGATATTGCTACAGCTAGAGCAGAGATTCAAATGGCTAAAGCTGACCAGCGCAAGTATAAGGCAGAACTAAAGGCACTTGATAAGTATATCAACACTATCAAGAACTTTAAGGGTGTTACAGAGAATGACATCAAAACAGCATACCGCTATCGTGGTATTCTTAACAAAAAGCTTGTCCGCACAGACATCTTCATCAAAAACTCAAAGCTTAAAATTGAGGAAATCATTGACGGAGTAGCTAGAACAAAGACAGTGGGCAAAACAGACGAAATTCAGTAGTATAGTTTTCATAATATATGAAAAATATAAAGAATGGAGTTGGCAGAGTGAAGAAATATTTATTTTTTGACACCTGCGCCTTATTAAATCTTGATTTTATCAAGATGGTAGATGGCGAAGAAACCATTGGTGTTATTTCAGATGTAGTTTATCAAGAACTCGAAGACATCAAATCATCTGGAAGAAAAGATGAAACAACTAAATATCAGGCTAGAAATGCAGTAGAAACAATAGACGATAATGAAGATAAGATAATTTTTGCTGAATATAAGCGTAGTTATCGTATCTCATTATGGTTTAAAGATGCGGTGATTAATAACGATAATAAAATCATTATTAGTTACTTAAAGTATATTAAAAAGCATCATATAAAGAATTATTCTTTCATAACTAGCGACAGACTTTGTTCTAATATAGCGGAGAAGTCTTTTCATTTACAGACCAAGAGAGAAAGATTCAAGGCGGAAAAGCCTTATACTGGATTTAAAGAAATTATCTTAAATGAAAAAGATTTATCTGAGTTTTATCAATATACTTTACAGGATAATGAGAATATTTATTCTCTGTTAGAAAATCAGTACCTTATTATCAAGGATGAAGAAGAAAAAGTAATTGATAAATATAAATGGTTTAATAGCAAATATCAGAAGGTAAAATATCATACTTTTAATTCTAAACTATTTGGTGAGATTAAACCTTATAAAGATGATATATACCAGCAACTTGCTATGGATGCCTTAGTAACATCACAGGTTACTTTACTTGGCGGACCTGCGGGTTCGGGTAAGACATATCTCGCTTTGGGATATTTATTCGCCCAACTCGATGCTGGGGAGATAGATAAGATAATCGTATTCTGCAACCCGGTAGCCGCACGCAACGCAGCCAAGCTTGGGTTCTACCCAGGCACCGCACTTGAAAAACTTTTATCAACTCAGGTTGGTCATGTACTTGCTAGTAAATTTGGTGATATGTATGAAGTAGAGCGTCTCATTGAGGAAGGTAAACTAGAACTTATCCCTGCCGCAGACGCTAGAGGATATGAAGTTCCACCTCGTTGTGGTGTTTATGTACTTGAAAGTCAGAATCTAACTTCTGATTTACTTCGTCTATTGTTACAAAGAACTGGTGAAGATACAAAAATTATCATTGACGGTGATAGACAAGAACAGTTAGATATGTCTATTTATGAATTTGATAATGGTATGCGTGAAATGATAAATGCTTTTAAGGGTGAAGATATTTATAGTCAGATAGACTTACAAAACATTTATCGTAGTAAGATTGCGAGAATTGCAGAAAAAATGAAATAATATTTAGCCCAACAAGGCTCACTGTCTAGAGAAGTTGGTTCGATACCAACCTAGCTTAGTCGACCTTTGTGTTAGTAGTTTATATGGATAAAACACTAGACTAATATTAATCACCCACCATGTTGTGGGAGGATGTACTGGTACGTTACTGGTCACCATGCCAGTAGCGTATTCTGTTATGAGGTGGCGGAAATAGGTAGACGCTTTTAAAACTTCGGTTGGAGAGTATATTCTGAGAAATGGAAATCATGTGGGGTGCAAATCCCCACCCTCATATTATTAAATAAAGAAAGAAGGATATATTAATGAGAGAAAGATTAACCCCTCAAGGTAGAGTAGATACTAGAGGTATGACAAAAGATGAATTTATTGAACTACTACATAAAAGAAAAGATAAAAATAATCAAGTCGCTGTGTATCGTGTGGAAAGGTCTGTTACAAAATATGTCCTAGATTATGATGACCTTTTACATTTTGAAGATATGATTCGAGATAGTTATAATGACTACAGATTTACTTTTGATAACTGGGAAAAGAAAGGTTTTGCTTCAAAAACTGATTATGTGTTACATTACATCAATAATGAAATGCATGGTGTTTTTCCCGCAGAATATATGAATAGATATGACTATCATCAATATTTTTATAACAACAGAGAAGAAGCATATAAAGATATGCAGAATGAACTTCCAGGAAAAGACCCTATAAGTTATTATGATAAAGATGAGAACTTTATAGGTGATAAAATATGTGCAAAGGAAAAATAAAACAAGGTGAATAACCTTGTTTTTTTATATACAAGAGAGGAGAATGTTAATGTATAAATTAAAGGTAGATTACGCAAATCCAAAAAACTATGGCGGAAAGAGAGCTGCTAGTAAAATTAAATATATAGTTATTCATTATACAGCTAATGATGGTGACCACGATGAAAGTAATGCTAAATTTTTCAAGTCTTATAGAGGAGCTTCCGCCCACTATTTCGTAGATGATGACTCAGTTACTTGTAGTGTTCCTGACCTATATGTTGCTTATTCTGTTGGTGGAAAGAAATATCCAAGCTGCAAACAGACTGGCGGTGGTACATATCATGGTAAATGCACAAATGCCAACTCTATAAGTATTGAGATGTGCGATACTAATAAAAATGGCAAATATGATGTTTCAGAAGCTACCTTAGCAAATGTTGTAGCTTTAACAATAGAACTAATGAATAAGTATAACATACCTATCACAAATGTTATTCGTCATTTTGATGTAACAGGTAAAGCTTGTCCTGCTTATTGGGCAACAGCTAACAATGATGGTTGGAAAAACTTCCTAAGCAGAATTGTTAATATTACACCAACTCCAACAACAGAAGAAGAGCCTAGATATATTTATCAAGGTGTAGATTATTCATTAGTATTCAATCCAGAATATTATGCTCTTCATAATAAGGATTTAGCTAAGGCTTTTGGTGACGATAAGAAAGCATTATTTAATCACTTCTGTTTGGCGGGAATGCAAGAAGGTAGACAAGCTTGTGTACACTTCAACCCAGTAAACTACATGAACAGATATGCTGACTTAAAAGAAGCCTTTAAGCTTAATATGCCAATGTATTACTTACACTACTGTACTGTTGGCATAAAAGAGGGCAGAACAGGTGTCTAATCTATAATAAACGCAATTCATGCGGAATTCAGGTAGGGAATCTCCGCGGGTCGACTGGTGCTCGCGGAGTTCTTTCTTTTTTGTTTCTTTTTTCTTTCTGAGATTTATTCTCAATCCCATATAATAAAAAACTTGCGTTTCACAAAAAATTTTGTTATAATATTTATATATGGAAGTTTATATAATAATCATACCAAAAAATTTCCCTCTTGTCAAGTAAACAAGAAAAATTAAGAAGAAAAGGAGAAAAAGTATGAACGTTAATGTAACGGAATATGGTGCTGATGATATCCAACATCTACCTTTCCAGCAGGCTGTCAGAATAAGAATTTCTATGTATCTAGGTTCTGATAATACTGAAGGTATCTATCAGGGTCTAAAGGAAATTATTAATAACTCTACTGATGAGTCTAATAATGGTTTTGGTGATAAGATAGAAATATCAGTTAATGAAACATTAAATAAAGTAAAAGTAAGAGATTATGGTAGAGGTGTTCCTTTTGGTATTAATAAAGAAGGAAAGAATGTATTAGTAGCTGTTTATACAGAAGAGCATACAGGTGGTAAATTTAAGAAAGGTGTTTACAAGACTTCCGCTGGTCTTAATGGTATTGGTGGTAGTTGTACTTGTTTATCTTCTGATAAATTTACAGTAACTTCTTATAGAGGTGATAAAAAGGCTACTGCAATATTTGAAAAAGGTGTTTTACTTTCTTATAATGAAAGTTCAACAACAGAAAAGTCAGGAACAGTCTGTGAATGGATACCTTCAAAAGAAGTATTCAAGAACATGACAGAAGGTTTTTCTTATAAAAGAATATGTGATGATATAGAAAATATATCTTATCTTAATAAAGGTATTCATTTTGTTATAAAAAATGAAGAAACTGGAGAAGAGAAAGAGTTCTATTCTAAAAATGGTATAGCAGACTTTATCATTAAAAAAGCTAAGAATCCTTTAATGAAACCTATTATAACAAAAGCAAAGGATGTTGTAACTGGTAGTGAACTTGAAGTTGCTTTCTTATGGACTGCGGGAGTTGAACAATCTTTTGTATTTGTTAATGGTCTTTATTGTCCAGATGGCGGAACTCCTATCACTGGCGCAAAGACAACTTTAACTACATTTATAAATAAGTTAAGTGGACAGAAACTTGATGGTGAATTAATTAGAAGAGGTCTTGTTTATGCAATCAACTGTAAGGTTGATGAACCTTCATTTGAAGGACAAACTAAATCTAAGATTAATAATAATGAACTTCGTTCTTTAACATCTACCGCTTTTAAAGATGGACTAGAACAATTTGCTCAAACATTAGAATCTGAAAAGATTATTGAAATGTTAGTTAAGTATCAGAAGGCGGAAAAGGCTGCTGACAGGGCGCGTAAGCAAATCCTGGACGCCGCTAAGGAGATTGAGAAGAACGCATCGAAGAAAGTATTTAATACAGATAAATTAGCAGATGCGGAATTTCTTGGTCAGGATTCTATTCTATTGTTAGTAGAAGGTGATTCCGCGAGTGGTTCTATGAAGCAGGCTAGAGATTATACTAAGTATGGTGTATTAGCTTTAAGAGGTAAGATAATTAATCCTCTAAGTAATAATGATGAAGATATAGCTGATAATGAAGAAGTAAAACTTTTCTTAAAGGCTATGAACATTGTTCCAGGTAAGTATGATGCAAAGAAACTTAGATATGGTAAAGTTGCTATCTGTGTTGATGCAGACTCTGATGGTTATCATATCGCTCTCCTAATCATGTCATTACTTTATTATTTTGCACCTCAGTTTATTGAAGAGGGTCGTCTATGTTGGCTACGTTCTCCACTCTACACTGTAGATATGGGTAAGACAAAGAAGTATTACTTCACAGACGAAGAGATGGAGAGTGTGAAACCTACTTTAACCGGAGTAAAGCAAATCCATAGAAATAAGGGTCTTGGTGAGCTTGACCCGAAAGATGCTACAGCTTCTATGTTCACAGAAGAATTTCAGCATATGGATATTATAAGGTCAACAGATGAAGGTTTTGAGTTACTAAAAGACCTTATGGGAGATGACCCTAAGAAGAGAAAAGAGTATATATTTAATAATATTGACTTTGATATTATAAGAGAATAAAAGGAGAGAAGATATGTTTACAGATATAGATATGAAAAATACAGTTGATGAAAGTTTCTGTCAATATGCTGGAGCAGTTCTACAGTCTCGTGCATTAGTTGATGTGCGAGATTGTCTAAAACCTTCAACTAGACAAATATTATTTGCTTTATTTCATCAAAACTTTTTATCTAATGAAGCTTATCGTAAAACATTAAAGGCGACAGGTGCTGCGGCTAGTATTTATATCCATGGCGACGCGTCATCAGAAGGTATTATCATGCGTTCTGGTCAGTCATTTGCTATGAGATATCCACTAACCGACATTCATGGTAATACAGGTACACTTCATAAGAGTGGTAACTGGGCTGCACCTCGTTATACAGAGTGTAGATTATCAACAATTACAGATAAACTTCTATTAGCTGATTTGAAGAAAGAAACAATAGACGAATGGAGAGATAACTATGATGATACGTTACAGTATCCCGCAGTTCTTCCATCTAAAGGTTTTTATAATATAGTTAATGGTTCTCTTGGTATTGGTGTTGGTGCGGGAAGTATGATTCCTCAGTTCAATATTAAGGATATTAATAAAGCACTTGAAACACTTCTTCTTAATCCAAATGCGGACTTTGAAGATATTTATTGCAGACCTGACTTTGCTACTGGTGGTTTAATCATTAACGAAAAGCAGATTAAGAATACATTAAAATATGGTAATAAGGAGATGGCTATTTCTGCTGGTATCGACCCTAAAGATGTAGGTGCTTGCAAGATACGTTCAGTTATCGACTATGACGCAAAAGATAACTGTCTTATTGTAAAAGAACTCCCTTATAGTGTTTACACAGAAACTATTTGTGAACAGCTAGAGGCTATTCTTGATGAAGAAACTAACCCAGGTATTGATAGATTTAATGACTTAACAGGTGAAACTCCACTTATTAAGATTTATCTTCATAAAAATATTGACCCAGAAAGAGTAAAGAGATATTTATATAAGAATACATCTTTACAGTATTATTACGGTATTAACTTAACAATGCTTGGTAGTAAGGGTCATTTTCCTAAGGTGTTCTCATGGAAGGAAGCTCTCCAGGAGCATGTTGACCATGAAGTGGAAGTATATAAGAGAGGATATGAATATGACATTAGAGTGTTAAAACACAAAATTCATATTTATGAAGGTCTTATTATTTGTTTAGCTTCTATTGATGAAGTAATTGCTTTAATTAAAGGTTCTGAATCAACCGCAGATGCTAAGGCTAAATTAATTAAGAACTTTAATCTTGATGAAGAGCAGGCTACAGCAGTATTAAAGATTACACTTTCTCGTTTAACTCATTTAGAGGTCGAGAAGATTAAAGCAGACAAGGATTCATTAGAGAAACAGTTAGCAGAAATTGAAAAGATTTTGGCTAATAAAGATTTATTTAATAATGAACTTGTAAAGACTTGGAGAGCTGTTGCTGAAAAATATGGTGATGACCATAGAAGTAAGTATATTGAAGTGGTAGAGAATGAAGCTGATGAAAAGGAAATCGAAGAGGTTCCACCAGAGGAAGTTGTAGTAGTAACTACACAAGGTGGTTTCATCAAGAGAGTTCCTATGTCAACATTTAAGGTACAAAGAAGAGGTGGAGTTGGCATTAAATCTACTGACGATGTTATTATGGATACTTGTAAGACAAATACAATAGACGTAATGATGTTCTTTACAGACAAAGGTAAGATGTATAGACTTCTAGTCAACAACATCCCAGAAGGTACTAATGCATCTAAGGGTGTTAATATAGGTAACCTTATCCAGCTTGATGCAGGAGAGAGAGTTATCTCAGTATCTTCACTCAAGAGAAAGTCACTTCCGCAGTTCATCATCTTTGTTACTAAGCAAGGACTTGTAAAGAAGACTCTGTTATCAGAGTACACAACTACAAAGCGTTCAGGCGGAGTTAATGCAATTAAGTTACATGAGAATGATGATGTTGCTAGAGTTATCTTCCAAGATGATGAGGAGTTAATCCTTGTTACAAAGAACGGTAATGCCATAAGATTTGAGACTGGCGGTATTGCACCAATAGGAAAGAATAGTTATGGTGTTAAGGGTGTAAACTTAAAACCTGGTGACTATGTTGTAACTGCACTCCCTATTCATAAGTACACAGATGATTTATTTGTTGCTTTTGATGGCGGAATTGGTAAAAAGATTAACACAGATGAACTACCAATACAAGCTAGAGGTGGTGTAGGTGTTCTAATTGGAAAAGAAACTGTGGCGGGAGCCGCTATGGTTGGTAAGGGTGATAAGCTTATCATCACAGGTACCGCAAGTTCCATTTGCATCGACGCAAAAGAAGTGCCTCTGTTAGGTAGAACAGCTCAAGGCGTAGGACTTATCAAAGGAAACGTAATAAAGAGTATTGCTAAGATATAGAAAGAAAGGGTGGTTAATCCACCCTTCTTTGATTTCTTAAAAAATTTTTGATATAATTTATATATAAAGAAAAAGGAGAAAATATGTTAAAGAAAAAAAGACAAATGTGTTTGCTCTTTTTGATATACATATTCCCTATCTTCATAATCTTTAGTAATGAAGAGGTTATTCAATCATCAATAAAATGTGAAAGAACAAACATTCGATTATTTGAAGAAAACTCTAATTATAGCGAACTTGTTTATACAGATATAAAGTTCTTACTAAATCTTAATGATGTTATCCTTATCGAAGATAAGATATATAATAATTATTTAGATGGATTAACTGAAGATAATATGGAAGATTGGTGGCAAGGTTATAAGTTATATGCTTTATTAACTCAAACACCACACATTACCGACATTTATTCAGAAGATGAATTAAGTTATCTTTATCGTTGTGTAGAAACAGAAGCACACCAACAACCTTTCTCGGCAAAGGTAAATGTTGCTAATGTAATATTAAATAGAGTAGAAGATGAAAATTTTGGTGACTCCCCTAAAGAAGTGGTCACCGCACCAAAACAGTTCTGTTATGGTAGAACTCATATAGACGATAGCACCATAGAGGCTTGTGCTTTTGCATATGCTATCGAGGATACCACTCAAGGTGCTATTTATTTTCATTCAATGAGCTATCGCTCAAAATTTAATGGCGCGGATTATGTTTTTACAGATTCCGCAGGACATCATTTTTATAGGAGATAATATGATACAGACACTATATGACAAATTCAAAGGTTGGAGTGAACGTGGTGAAATCTTCATTACCAGTGATACTCATTTTTATGACTCTGATAGAGATTTTATGGGTTATAACTTTAGTGAAGCTGACCAAATTGCAAGTCTAAAAAAGATTACAAAGAATGATACCTGGATTTGTCTTGGTGATATAGGTGACACAAGCGTGCTGGAGACAATTTGGAAACCTTATAAGAAGCCACACGCTGTGTTGCTAACTGGTAACCATGATAAGAAGGATGCGAACATCTTAAAGTTCTTTGATGAGATATATGATGGTCCGCTCTTCATTTCAGATAGAATTGTTCTATCTCATGAACCACTTGTCTTAGGTGACAGTTTCTTAAACATTCATGGGCATGACCATAGTGGTGTTGAACCACATGGTGACCATGCTTTGAACCTTGCAGCAAATGTTTATGGCATTGAACCATTTAGACTCGGTGCAGAAATTAAAAATGGATTATTAGCTGGGATAGAAAACTATCACAGAACAACAATAGATAAAGCAACAGAAAGAAAAAAGGAAAAAGCGAATGTGTAGTATTACTGAATTAGTAGCACAAATGAATGAAGCATCTAATGCTTATTATAATACTGGTACATCATTAATGTCAGATAAGGAATTTGACGCTCTTCTTGCAAAGATAAGTTCTTGGGAGAGAGAAAATAATTGTATCGGTAAATATACAGATAAAGTAGGCGCACCTGTACTTGACGAATTATTAAAGGTCAATATTGAAGGTCAGCCTATGCTTAGCCTTGGTAAAGTCCATAGCTCGAAGGAAGTTATGGACTTCTATGATGCGGGACTTCTTGTAGCTAGTGTAAAGTGCGATGGTCTATCTACTAGACTTATTTACAATGATGGTAGATTGATTTCCGCCAATACAAGAGGTGATGGCTACATTGGAACAGATGTAACCGACCACGCCCGCTACTTCACAAATATTCCTCTTACTATTGATTATGAAGGAAAACTTGTAATTGATGGTGAGTCTATTATCACAAATTCTGATTTTGAAATGTTAAAGGCGGAAAATGATAAATTACGCAATAGTCGTAACCTTGCCGCTGGTACATTAGGTAGTCTTACACTTGAAGATGTTAAGAAAAGAAAATTAACATTTTTAGCATGGGATGTTATTGAAGGATTTGAAGATAGTCATTCTTATTCAGAAAGATTAACTTTATTAGCGAAATATGGTTTTTCTATTACACCTTTTACTCTTGTTAATGATTTAACAATAGAGAAGATTGATGAAACTAATGCAGATATATTAGATTTAGCAAACTTAACAAGCATTCCTTGTGATGGTGTAGTTTGGAGAATTGATGACAATTTAATAGGTAAAGAAAAAGGTAAAACTCAGCATCACTTCTTAAATGCAGTAGCATGGAAGCCTGAAGATGATGAATATGAAACTGAGTTGTTAGATATAGAATGGAGTATGGGTAGAACAGGTCAATTAACTCCAGTTGCAATCTACAAAGATGTTGAAATGGATGGTTGTATCTGTAATAGAGCAAACTTATTCAATTATTCAACAATGGTTGAGAAACTTGGTGAATATCCATATTTATATCAGAAGATTTATGTTACAAAGAAAAATAAAATTATTCCTTATGTAACAAGAGCAGAAGATAAAGGGACAGACCCACATGACCATGCATTTGAGACACCTAGAACTTGTCCTTGTTGTGGTGAAGTAGTATCATTAGAAGAGACAGAGGGCGGAGTTCTTGTATTAAAATGCAATAACAGTAATTGTGTTGGTAACTTATCAAACAGAATTGACCATTTCTTTGGTAAGACAGGACTTGATGCAAAAGGCTTTTCAAAAGCAACAATAGAAAAGCTAATTGATATGGGTTGGTTAAATAGCATTTCTGATGTATTTAAGTTAGAAGAACATAAAACAGAATGGACTAATCTTCCTGGATTTGGTGTTGCGTCTGTTACAAAGATATTAAATGCAATTAAAGAATCTTGCAACACAACTTTAGAAAAGGTTATCGCGGGAACCGGTATCCCATTGGTGGGTAGGGCAGCTGCGAGCGTCATCGCCGCCAAGTTTGGAGATTATAATTCATTTAGAGATTATATCAAAGAAGGTAATTCTTTTGTCTCTTGGGATGGATTTGGTTTATCAATCCACGAAGCACTTTCATCTTATGACTATACAGAATTAGATGAAATTGTAGATAAGTATTTAACTATTAATAAAGTAGAGAAAGAAGAAACAGATAATAAGTTAGATGGATTAACTTTTGTATTAACTGGTAAATCTTCTATTGGTAGTAGAGATAAAGTTAAAGCTCTTATAGAGAGTAATGGCGGAAAAGTCGTTGGTAGCGTATCAAGCAAGACTAATTATCTACTATCTAATGCGGTAGAGGATACAACTAAGTACAATACCGCTAAGCGACTAGAGATTCCTATTATCACTGACAAAGATTTGTTAGAAATGATTTGACTTTAGAAAAAATTTTTGATATAATATTTATATAAAGAAAAAAAGAAGAGGTATTTAATGATAGACTTAAATAATATAGCAGACAAAATGATAGAAATAGAAAATGATAAAACTCTTACTGAGGAACAAAAAATGAACATGGACAATGTTCTGCTTAACAGTATATCTCCATTTGAGTGGGGTCGCCTAGCAGAACTGGTTGAAGAAAAAATGAAAAATTTTTCCTAGAAAATTGACATTTGGAAAAATTTTTGATATAATATGTATATAAAAGAAAAAGCACAGTTCGGTGTTTTAGCTTTTGTAGAAATATAACAAATAAAAATATTTTTTTAAGAAAAAGGAGAAAAAACAAATGATTTCAGACAACACTGCAAGAATTTTCAAGTATTTACAGAGCGCAACAGAGCCTAAGTCAGCTAATGACATTGCAATCGCAGTAGGCATCGAGTCTGGTGTTAAGGGTGTTACAGGTGCAGTTAACTCACTTGTAAAGAAGGGTGTAGCAGAGAGAATTGAAGCTACAATCGTTGAGACAGCAGAAGTAGCTGGTGAAACAGTACAGACAGAGAAGCCAGTAAAGCTTATCCAGATTACAGACCTTGGTAAGACAGCTTCTATCGCTGACCTTGACAAGCTTGGCAAGAAAGCACCTGCTGACGCTGAGTAATTACAACACACAAGCAGCATAACAAAGAATGAGATTAATAGGGTAGATATAGGAATATATCTGCCCTATCTTATTATCGGAGATTAAAAGGATATGGAAATAATTGCAATAATTTTTATAGTTATTTCCGTGGTAATAACCCTCTTTTTTGGATTCAAACATCTGGATAAGAAAATTCAGCAGAAATATACTCTTATAGATGCTTATAATCATCAAATTGATGAATTAAGAAAAGATTATGAAATATATAATCGTACTTTCTTAACTCTAAAAGAGGATATACAGAAAATAGAAATCCAAAAAGAAGAGGCTAGAAAGTCTTTACAGATTGTGCAAGACTTAGCTAATCATGTAGATGAACAGAAAAATCATTACAATGAAGAGTTAAAATTATATAAACAAGAACAGCAACAGAAACTTGATGAACTAAGACAAGAATGGGAAAATCTTGACAGTACACTTTGTGACTCTTATGCAAAGAAACAAGCTGAGCTGATGGAGGAGATGGAGAAAGTTAAAGAGCGTATTGCAGTGCTTCAAGCTACCCAAGACGCCATTAACGAGAGGGCAAGAGAGAATAGAGAGTCGTCAGACTTCCTTGAAAAACATTCCCTTCTTTTAGATAATGCAAGTTTAAGAGATGTTGATTTACTTAGGTCTATTAAGGATAAATTAACAAATCCTGTTGCTATTAACAAGATTATATGGAGTACATATTTCCAACCATTAGCAAAAGTTAAATTTCCTATGATTATAGGTAAATCTACTTGTTGTGGTATATATAAGATAACTGATGTACTTACAGATGAGGTCTATATCGGACAAGCTCGTGACGTCTGTGAAAGATGGAAGGAGCATTGCAAGGCAGGGTTAGAGGTAAACCCGGCTCCCGCAAACAAACTTTATAGAAGTATTATTAGAGATGGATTAAATAATTTTACTTTTGAAGTTCTTGAAGAGTGCGATATTTCATTATTAAATGAAAAGGAAAAGTTTTACATAGACTTTTTCAAAAGTTATGATTTTGGTTTGAACTCTACACGCGGAAATAATTAATAAAAGAAAGAGGTCACAAATATGACAGACGTATTTAAGAAGTATTTTGAAGGAAAAGATGATTATTCTATACCAGAATTTGATGATGTATTAAACTATGATAGTGCCATGGACAGAAATATGTACCTCGGTGAAATCGTAGAAGGTACTGGTGTTGCTATTGATACTGTAATTAGATTTTGGAATAGAATGGATGACGAGAATAATATACCAGTAGAAGAAAGAAAGCCAATCAAACTTTATATTGACTCTCCTGGTGGTGACATTGTAGAAACTATGACTATGTATGACGCTATTAAGAACTCTAAGACACCAGTTTGGGGCATTGTCACAGGCGGTGCTTATTCAGGCGGTTTCTTCACTCTTTTAGCTTGTCATAAGAGAATAGGTTACAAGCATTCTTCTTATTTATACCATGAGGGGTCTGCTGTGTACGGCGGAACTGCTAATAACTTCAATAACTTTTCTGATTTCTACAAGAATACTACATTAAAGCATCTTAAAGAAATTACTCTAGGAAATACACATTTCACAGAGGAAGAGTATGCGGATATGCGTAAAGATGATGTTTGGCTTGACGCAGACAAGGCATTAGAGAAAGGTGTTATTGATGAAATAACAGAGGTGCTTTATTAATGAAGGTTGAAGTATTAAAATATCCAACCCAAGAGGATTGGAATCTATGTAAGCTCTGCGCTCTCAATACGGCGGGATTCAGTAAAATGAAAAATGAGCCTGATGAAGCGTGGAAGCGAATGATTTTAAGAAGTGAGCATAGTCCAATAAGAGTCCTTCAATTTGCGATAAAAGTTGAAATGCCTTATTGGGTATCAGTTCACTATGTTAGACATAAGTTCGGTGTTGAACATTTTGTCTCTACTCAACGAGATGACAGAACTCATAGCACCGTCTCCCGCGCCGACAAACCACAAGGCGAATTGGTAAGTCATATTATGTATCTTAATGCTCAAGAGCTAATACAGATTTGCCATAAGCGTTTATGCGCTCAAGCTTCACCAGAAACTAGACAAGTTTGTCTTGCTATTGTTAAAGAAGTATTGAAAACCAATCCAGAGTTCAGTGAAGTATTAGTTCCATTATGCGAGTATAGAAATGGCTTATGCACAGAACCATTCCCATGCGGAAAAGCATTAAAAAAGGATATTTCTAAAAATGCTTTAGAAGATGATGGAAAGTAAAGTTGACATTTACCAAAATTTTTGGTATAATAGTTATATAAGAAAAAATAAAGGAGAAAAATTGAAATGAAAAAGATGTTAAACAGAGTTGATATCCAGGGATATGTTTATGAACACAATTTAAAAATTTCAAAAGTAAAGAAAACTGACTCACCTAATTTTGGTAAGGAATTTATCACAGGTACAGTTAGTATCGCTACAGATGAAGAGTGCGTAAACGTTGTAACTGTTAGATTTGGTTATGTAACACCTACAACAAAGAATGGCTCACCAAGTAAGAATTATGAAGTTCTTGAAAAGATTATGAATGGTGGAGCAACAGTAGTTGCTAATGGTAAGGAAAACGCATTAAAGGTTAAGGTTTCTCCTTCACTTATTTGTAACGATTTTTATAATAGAGATGGCGAACTTGTATCAGGTAAGAGCCTTGATGGTGGTTTTATCTCAATCGTTAACTCAGTTGAGCCAAAGGCTAAGTTTGAGGTAGACTTCTTTGCTACAAAGGCAACTCATGTAGATGAGAATCCAGACAAGCAGACACCAGAGTTCGTTAAGGTAGATGGATATGTCTTCACATACAACGGTGCTATTCATCCAGTAACTCTTAATGTAAAGAATGAACTTGGTATGAGTTTCTTCGAGAATAATGTTGAAGATAAGAAGCCACTTTTCGTTAAGGTTGCTGGTGACATCATAAGCAAGTCTATTAAGGTTAAGAAGGAAGAGCAGGGTGCTTGGAGTACAATCGTTAAGGAATATACTCAGTCATTTAAAGAGTATCTTATTAACGAAGCTAATGAGCCATATGACCTTAATGATGACAGTATCCTAACACAGGACGAGTTCAAGAAAGCACTTGCTGATAGAGAGGTTCACCTTGCTGAGGTTAAGCAGCAGTATGAAGAGAGACAGAATGCTCCTACTACTCCTGCCGCAGCTCCAGCAGCACAGGGTAACTTTGGTTGGTAATTCTGAATATAGCGGATGTGGGATAAAAACTACATCCGCCCTCCTTTGCTTGGAGGTCAATGATTGATATTATCGAATTAAGAAACAAAAGTAGCTTTTGGAAATTTTTTAATGGAACTTTACTGGAAGGAGAAAACTATAAAAAATGGCATTAGTATTAGATATATTCGCACCACAGAAATCTACTATCGCTGAAGGTCTTGTTGGAAAAATCATGATGATATATGGAGGTAACAACTTAGGTAAAACTGCTCAGTCAGTTAAGTTCCCTAAACCTCTGGTACTCGCCGCTGAGAATGGTCTTAACGGTATAGATGGTGTTCCTTTCCTACCTATTACACGTTGGTCAGATTTTAAGAAGGTTATCAACCAGCTTACATCGCCAGCAACAAAAGACAAGGCGAGAGAAGCTTACTCAACAATTATTATTGATGAAGTTTATGCAACTTCTATTTACTGTCAGGATTATGTATGCCAGACATATGGTGATGGCGCACTTACAATGGCTGATGGTGATTCAAAACATAACTTATATCAATTATATGAAAAGGAATACTTTAGACAGATTAATGCACTTACAAATGCAGGTTACACAATAGTATTCATTGCTCATCAGCAGGAAAACACACAGACACACTTCATTTCACCAAAGGGTGACAAGAGATGTATGAATCCAATCATCGACAAGTGTGACTACGTTATTTATCTAAAGAGTAATGGTGTTGATAGCGATAACAGAGTTATTAAGTCATCAGCATATCTTGCACAGACAAATGAGTTCTTTGCTCGTTCAAGAATTGAATACACACCTACATTTATCAAGGAATTCACAGTTGAAAATCTTACTGAAGCAATTCAGATAGGTATAGACAAGAAGAGAGAGCTTGAAGGTGCTAAGATTGTTACATTTGAAGAACAACAGAAGACTAAAGAAGTTGCTCCACTTAACTTTGACGGTCTAATGGCGGAATTCAAGGAGATAGTAGCTGGTATCCCAGGTAACAATGACATCAATGGTGATACAGAGGAAGGTCAGAAGTTTAATACTTTCTGGGGTCCAAATATCACTCAGATTATCGAGAAGCATCTTGGTAAGGGCATGAAGATGTCACAGTGTACTTCTAATCAGGTTGAAGCTGTCGCACTTATTGTAGATGAGCTAAAGTCTTTTGTGGAAGAACACAAGTCTAAGTAATTAGATTATAATATATAAATCTTTTAAGAGGGTTTGAATAAAACCCTCTTTTTTGACTTATATAAAAAAATATGTTATAATAATTATATAAGAATATTATTGGAGAAAATTGAATGGCAGTACATAATGTAAAATGTTTATATTGTGGCAAGATATTTGATGCAAAGCCTGAAGAAGAAGGTAAAGTATGGATTAAGCCACGTTCAAATAGGTACGCGCATAAAGAGTGTGATAATGCGGCGGGCGGTGTACCCCCTAAGGTGGAAAGAAAACCCAAGGCGGCTCCCGCGCCAGAAGATAGTGAGCTAACTCAACTTAAAGCATTCATTCAGTTGATATATGGTAGTTCAGCGAACTGGCCCCTCATTATGAAACAAATAAAGTCATTCCGCGAGAAAGGAATGTCTTATAACTCTATACAAAAAACATTAGAGTTCTTCTATGTGGTTCAGCATAATCCTGTATCCGGGTCAAACGGTGGTATAGGTATTGTTGAGTTTGCTGAAGCCCCTGCCCGCGCCTACTATTATGATATATGGCAAGCACAACAAAATATGAACGCATCTCCTCCTATTGTTAAAAAGGAATCAGAGGTTTATATTAATAGACCAAAAGAAAGAAGAAAAGTGCGTTTATTAGAAATAGAGGAATAGGAGTTCTTATATAATGACTAGATATAAAGACGTATCAGCCACTTGTCAATTAATTGGCAATATTTATAATAATCCAAAACTTCTTGAAATGGATGGTAAATATACATTTGTAAAAGAAGATTTTTGTGATGAACTACAAAGAATTTGCTTTTCAGCAATTTATAATCTATATCAATTAGGAACAACAAAAATTGATATAGCTACAATAGAAACATATTTAGCATCAAGACCAAAAGCATCAGCAACTTTTAAAGCACAGAAGGGTGAAGACTTTATCTTAAAATGTGCGGAAATGGCAAATGCAGAAGCCTTTGATTATTATTATAATAGAACTAAGAAGATGACACTTCTTAGAGCATATAATGAATTGGGCGGAATGGATTTATCTTGGCTTTATGACCCTGATGAACTTGACTCTAAAAAGCTTCAGGAACAAGAAGATAAGCTTGATAATATGTCATTAGAGCAGATAGGTGTATTAATTGATAAAAAGCTTGATGAAATCAAGTCCGCCTATGTATCTTCTACAAGTGAAGGTTCTACTTCTATTGGTGATGGTATTTTTGAATTACTTGATGAATTAAAAGAAAGCCCAGACTTTGGTATTCCTCTATTCGGTGATTATATTAACACAGTAACTAGAGGGGCTAGATTTGGTAAGTTCTATCTACGTTCTGCTCCATCTAACGTTGGTAAAACAAGAATGATGGTAGCAGATATGTGCTACATTGGCTGTGATGAGATGTATAGCTTAGAAAAGAATGATTGGGTTAAGATAGGAACTGCCGAGCCAAGCTATCTTATAACAACAGAGCAATCACAGAAAGAAGTACAGCAGATGTGTTTAGCGTTCTTGTCTGGAGTAGATGAAGACAAGATTGTATTAAATAGATGCTCGCCAGAGGAGTATAAAAGGGTGCTTCATGCGGCGGAAGTGCTAACAAGAAGTAATCTTCTCTTTGAAGAAGTACCAGACTTTAGTTTACAAGATATTGAGAATAAGATTAAGTATAATGTAAATGAAAGAAAAGCAAAGTATATTGCATTTGACTATATTCATACTTCTCTTGGTATTTTAGAGGAAATAACTAGACGTTCTGGTGGTGTAAAATTAAGAGAAGATAATATCCTTTTTATGTTAAGTGTTAAGATTAAGGATATTGCAAATAAGTATGATGTATTCATTATATCATCAACACAGTTAAATGGTGATTGGAAAACTTCTGAAACACCTGATATGAACTTACTTCGTGGTGCTAAGGCGATAGCGGATAAGATTGACATGGGCTTTATCGCGTTAGAGGTAACACCGGAGGATGTAGAAAAGATTAAACCAGTATTAACAAAGAATAACTTCCCAACTCCAAACATTAAAATGTCTGTTTACAAGAACAGAGCAAATGGATATAAAGGTATATATTTATGGATGTGTGCGGATAAGGGTATTTGTCGATATAATACTGTATTTGTAACTACTTGGGATTATAGAGTAGTTGATATAGAGAATATTAAGATTAAGATAAAGGATGAACCAGAAAGAGAATTTTAATGGATAATACAGTTCTTGAGAATTATGATTATGATAAACAACAGATAAAAGAGAATATAACTGTTGACCAGATGATGGAATTCCTTACCGAGTTGCACGCGGAACCTATGATAATGGGTGATGTAATAGTGTGTAGAACTATCTGTCATGGTGGTTCTTCTCATAAGCTCTACTATTATGCTAATACACAACTATTTCATTGTTACACACATTGTGGTGAAACATTTGATATATTTGGCTTAGTACAGAAAGTAAGAAGTCTTGATTTGCCTGAAGATGAAGAGTATCCACTTCCTTTTGCTATTGAAGAAGTAGCAACATTCTTTGGTATCTTACCACAGATTAATGAAGAGGTAAGAAAAGAACTTCAACAGAATTTAGAGTATTGGGAAGTTATTAAAAAGTATTCCCGCATCAAGACTGCTCCACAAGAGAACAAAGTAGTAGAGTTAAAAGAGTATGATGATAGTTTCTTAAAGAACTTACCTCATCCTTTATTTGAGACCTGGCTAAAAGATGGTATCTCTGAACAAGCTATGGCGGAATTTGAGATAGCATTTGACCCAGTTAATTGCGGTATCGTTATACCACATAGAGATATAAATAACAGATTAGTAGGTATAAGAACTCGTAGCTTGATTAAGACACAGCAAGAGTTATTTGGAAAGTATAGACCAGCTTATTTGAATGGTCGTTTATATAACCATCCTCTTTCTTATAATCTATATGGTTTAAATAAGAATATGGAAAATATAAAGAGGATGAAGAAAGCAATAGTGTTTGAAGCGGAAAAGTCTGTTCTTCAATATGAAACTATGTTTGGTAGAAATAATAATATAGCAGTTGCGTGTTGCGGAAGCGCGTTTATCTCCTACCAAGCTTGGTTACTTATTAACCTAGGCGTGGATACAATCATCATAGGTTTTGACCATGATTTTGAAGACGTACAGTCCGCCCAAGCAGCAAAGATAATTAAGAATTTAACAAATATATATACAAGATATGGACATTATGTTAATATAGAAATGATTTGGGATAGAAATAACTTAACTCCATTAAAAGCAAGTCCAACAGACTGCGGAAAAGATATTTTCTATCAATTATTTAAAAATAGAGTAAACTTATATGGAGGTAACTAATGGAATGGCAATTATATAATAAACCTACATTTTCCTCTACTATTAAGCAGATATTGTTTAACAGAGGGATAGAGGTTGATGATATAGAGCATTATATTAATTTAACAGATGAAGATATATGTTCTTTTAAACTTTTAGAAAGAAATCATAATCTTGAAAAGGCGGCAAAGACAATCATATCTGCGATAGCAGGGAATAAAAATATACTTGTAATAGTTGATAGTGACTGTGATGGATTTACATCTTCCGCTACACTTTTAAACTATTTGTATAAGATAGCTCCTAATTTTACAACTAATAATATTGATTATGTATTCCATGAAGGTAAAGGACATGGTTTAAAAGAATTTATAGACTTATGTCTTGAATATGACTTAGTAATTTGTCCGGATTCCGCAAGTAATGATTATGATGAACATAAGAGATTGGCGGAAGCTGAGATACCAGTTATCGTGCTTGACCACCATGAAGCTGACAAGATGAGTGAGAACGCTATTATCATCAACAACCAACTATGTAGTTATCCTAATAAAGCACTTTCAGGTGTAGGTGTTGTATGGCAGTTCTGTCGTTACCTTGACCAAGTTAATCATACCAATCATGCAGAAGAGTTCTATGATTTGGTTGCTCTTGGTAATACGGGGGACATGATGGACCTTCGGTCACCAGAAACAAGAAGATTAGTCACTAAAGGTTTCTTGCCAGAGAATATTCATAATCCATTCATATATGGAATGTGGCAAAAAAATAAATTTAAACTTACAGATAATCCTACTGCTTGGGGTGCAACATTTTATATTGTACCGATGGTCAATGCTTGTAACCGTTCTGGTTCGCAAGAAGATAAGAAAACTATGTTTGAAGCTATGCTTACATTTAAAGCATTTAACAAAGTTCCTTCTACAAAGAGAGGTCATAAGCAAGGTGATATGGAAACTATCCTAGACCAGGCTCTCCGCATAGCTACTAATGTAAAGAATCACCAAGATAAAGCGGTAAAAGTTAATATGGAAATGTTAGAAGAAAGAATCCAAGACAAAAATCTTCTTGATAATAAAGTTCTTTTATTTTTAATAGAACCTAACGAGATTGCAAGTGGTATTGCGGGATTGGTTGCTAACAAGATGATGGGTAAGTATCAGCGTCCTTGTTGTGTACTAACTCATGATATAAAGAATGATAAGTACGCTGGTAGTGCTAGAGGTTGTGATAACATCGGTATCGACAACTTCAAGGACATGTGTAAAGAAAGTGGTTGTTGCGAATATGCGGAAGGTCACCAGTCAGCATTTGGTGTATCTGTTGCTGCATCTAATATTGATAACTTCATTACAGCTACTAATAACATGCTTAAAGGTATGCGTACAGACCCTATATATAATGTAGACTATCTATGGGGCGAAGGTCAAGTTGATGGTCAACGTATTCTTGACATAGCGGATATGGGTTACTTATGGGGTTCTAATGTACCTGAATCTAGAGTGGGCATTGAGGCTGTTACTGTTACAGACAAGAATGTTCAGATAATGGGTGAGAAGAGAGATACATTAAAAGTAACTCTTCCTAATGGAGTGTGCATTATTAAGTTCTTTGCAACAGAAGATGAAATTAATGATTTTACAGTTGCTCCTGGTCAAGAAAAACATATTAATATTGTTGGTACTTGCAATAAGAATGAATGGAATGGTAATGTTACTCCACAAATTTTTATGACAGATTATGAGATAGTAAAATCTAGTCAAGGTTGGATTTTTTGATTTATAACAAAAAATTTGTTATAATAATTATATATGGAAAGGAAAAACATAATGAGTAATATTAGCTATAATGAAACAATAGATAGATATGTATTAAAGACACAGACTGTTGATATTTTATTCAACAGTCTAAAAAATGCTAGACTTGTTGAAGCAATTATAAATAAAGATGAAAGACAATATGGTGATTATATTTTTTCGCAGAAAGATTTTGATGGATTTTTAGGAGAGGAAAAAGATGGCAACTAATTTTAAGATGGAACCTTGTGAAAAAGATTTTTACATTGTTCTTTTTATATCAAGAAATAAAGATAATAAGCATATCGAAGGCTTTAAAGAGCGTAGACGTGTATTTATTGCCGATGAAAAACATCTTGAAAATACATTAAGTTATTTTGAAACCTTTATGAATAATGGTATTTTTGGTGAACTTTGTCGTTGTTATGTTTCTGTAAACAAAAGAAATAGTGATAAAGTTAATAGAAAAGTCCTGCATTGGCTCTTAGATAACCAAGATTTTCCTACACCTCTTCTTGCTAATAAGATTGCAGCTATTGCAAACGAAAAAGAATGTGCGGCAGAACATAAATGGTTAATTGATTTTGATTCAACAGATAGTGTTAAACTAAAAGACCTTATAGAAGGTTTACGTAATGTTTTTTCTATGGAAGAAATTTCAGTTCATCATACACCTCATGGTTATGCAATAGTTCTTCCTCATGGCTTTGATTCAAGATGGATAGAAGAGGATGAGAGAATTAAAGATATTGCAACAATAAAAAGAGATGATATGTTAATTCAAATGTGGGGTAAGACATGCAACTAACAGCTAAACAAGAGCTAGGATTGAAGTTAATCCTAGATAGATATAAAGCGGGAGAGCGCTATACCACCATCGCTGGGTACGCAGGAACTGGTAAGAGTACCTTAGTAAAGTTTGCGATAGACGCTCTACTTAATATGGGTATAAATGAAGACGAGGTAGCTTATGCTACTCTTACAGGTAAGGCGGCAGAGGTATTAAGAAGAAAAGGTAATAGTTCTGCTTGTACTTTGCATAGACTATTATATAAGAGTGTACCAAACAAGAATGGCGGATACCTTAGAATGCCTAAGACTAGTCTAGAAGCTAAGGTCGTAGTAGTAGACGAGGTGTCCATGGTTCCCGCATCTATGATACAGCTTTTATTAGGATTCCCTGGAATATATGTAATCTTCCTAGGAGACCCTTTCCAGCTACCGCAGATAGAGAAAGGTGATGAACATAATCTGCTAGATTATCCTCACATATTCCTTGATGAAATTATGAGACAAGCTGCGGAATCCGAGATTATCAGACTTACACTTTCTATAAGAGAGGGTGCATCTTTGCCAGAAACCCATAAGGGTGAAGAAGTGCAGATATTACCTAGAAATACTCTTAATACTGGTATGTATCAGTGGGCAGACCAAATCTTATGTGCTACAAATGCAACTAGACATGGTATAAACCTACAAATGAGAGAGCTTAAAGGTTTTGATAATGCTATTGCGGAAGGCGAGAAAATTATTATCAAAAAGAATTATTGGGATAAAATCAACAGATATGGCGACCCAATGATTAATGGCTCTATTGGTACTTTTCATAATGGTTGTGAATCTTTTAAAAGAGTGCCTGACCTTTGTAGGTATATAACTAGAAAGACAACAATACCAGTTATTATAGGTACATTTAAGCCTGAAGGTATTGAGAATGGTGATTATAATAGTGTAGAGTTTGATAAGGATTTCTTAACTACAGAAAAGAGTTGCCTACCTTGGGAAGCTGAATATAGAATATTAACAAAACAAAGATATAAAGATTTCATGCCAGTAAAAATGACCTATGGTTATGCTATCACAGTTCATTGTGCGCAAGGTAGCGAGTGGGATAATGTCCTCGTCGTAGAAGAGGGCTTTCCTTATGCAAAAGATGAGCATGCTAGGTGGTTATATACAGCGGCTACGAGGGCGAGTGACAAGCTTTTATTAGTTCGATAAAAATAGAGGTTGAATAATGAGAGAAAACATTGTTTATATATTATACACAAACAGTAATAGTTTGTCAACACAACTTTATAATGATAGATTTGACATTGTAATTATTAGATATAATCTAATAGACGATATAATGATGCCAAATATGAGAAGTAGTACAGTTTATGTAGATGCGGCTTTTACACAATCTATTTCCGGAAAAGAAATGATTCAAGAACGTATTAAGCCGTATTGCAAAGAATTTTATTTAATATAAGAGGTTAATAAGATGGAAAAAGATAAAGTAATTTATTTTGAATTAAATAATTGGATGAGTGGTGATGATTATCCTGATGCAGAGCCTTTTATTTCATGGATGGATGATACAAGCGACAGAGATGAAGGTAATTCATGGATAAGAGACCCTAAAGATTTTGCAAACTGGTGTCAAGATAATGAACTTTGTGTAGTTTATAGCTTAATTGATATGAGTTGTAATTATTGCGTTAGTGCTAAAGAAAGTTGGGTAAAGGAAAATTGTCCAGAACTTCTAACTAAATACACAGAGTTCATAAGAGAACTTGAAGATGGCAAAGAAACTCCTTATGGTCGCTTTGGTAATCATTTCAAACTATATGCTAAAAATAACTTTGGACTTTGGGTAGAAGACGCGGTTGGTGATGGTAGTATAGTGTGGAGGTATTCACTTTGAAGATAGAATTTGAAAATGAACAAGAGAAAGAATGTTTAAAACATATTCTCTTAGATTGGCTGATGCACAATGGAGATGTAGACGTATTAGGGTGTGAGCCAGCTTGTAGAAATCCTTCTTCTCCAGGATGTAGTCATTGTGTAGAAGAATTAATTAATTTTCAATTAGATAAAACTGGTAAGCTTAAATTTTTTGCTTTTGGCGGAGAAGAGTGGCTAATGAAACAAAAAATTGACAATCTATTAGAAGAATTAAAGTTGATAGAAAAAAAATAAAAGAGTCCAATGGACTCTTTTTGACTTTCATAAAAAATTATGATATAATAATTATATAGAAAAAAGTTTATATATTTATTCCGAAAGGCTCATAGATATATACTACGAAAGGAGAAAGAATATGTCAAGATGTGATATTCATAATCACACAAGATTTTCTAACATTAGGTTATTAGATGCGTTACCAACACCAGAACAGTTGATAGATAGAGCTATCGAGATAGGATTAGATGGTGTCGCAATCACAGACCATGAATGTCTATGCGGTCATCCCGCAGCACTTCAATATGCAGAAAAAATTAAAGAAAACCATCCAGACTTCAAGGTTATTCTTGGTGATGAAATTTATCTTGTGGATGAAAGACCATCTAAAGAACATTATCACTTTATCTTATTAGCAAAGGATAAAGTTGGACATAAACAGCTAAGAATATTATCTTCATTAGCATGGCTTAATTCATATGAGACCGCGCGAATGGAGAGGGTAGATACCTTAAAGAAGGATTTAGAAGATATAGTATGTAGAAACCCTGGTCACCTTATAGCAAGTACAGCTTGTATCGGTGGTGAGGTAGGTAAGAGAATCCTTGCCATGAATGCCGCCATCGCTACAAATGACTATGTATCAGCTCAGGAGAACCATGATAAGATAACAGAGTTTATTTTATGGTGCAAGGGTCTTTTTGGTGATGACTTTTATCTTGAAGTACAACCAGGTGTTAGTGCTGAACAGATAGAAGTTAATAAGACTATATGTAAATTATCTTGTGCTTTTGGTGTTAAAATGATACCAACATCAGACTCACATTATCTAAAGAAAGAAGATAGATATGTTCATAAAGCATTCCTACAAAGTAAGGAAGGTGAGCGAGAGGTTGACGCTTTCTATCAAGATGCTTATCTTCACACAGATGAAGAAATGATAGAGAAATTTGTATTATCAGACTTTCCTAAGAAGTTCGTAGCACATATGTTCGAGAACACACTTGAGATTAAAGATAAGATAGAAGAATATACTCTATTCCATACACAGCAGATACCAAAAGTAAAGGTAACAGAATATGCAAAAGGACTTCATCAAGACATTGTTAGTCCTTATCCTAATTTATTAAAATTATCTAACTCTGATGATATTATTCATAGATATTGGGTTAATTATTGTATTGATAAATTAATCTCATTAGATAAGTGTAATAAAGTCTATCTTGATAGACTTGAAGAAGAAGCAAACACAAAAGCAATCATCAGTGAGAAGCTTGATACAAATATTTTTGCTTATCCAGTTACACTTCAGTATTATATTAATATGTTCTGGGAACTTGGAAGTACAGTAGGTGCGGGAAGAGGTTCATCCTGCTCTGGTCTTAATCACTATCTACTTGGGGTAACTCAGCTTGACCCTATCCAGTGGAATCTTCCATTCTGGAGATATTTGAACCCAGACCGTATTGAACTTCCTGATATTGACCTTGACCTTGCATCTAGTAAGAGACCAGGTATCCTTAAGGAGATTAAGAGGGAACGAGGCGCCGCATTTAATGATGATATTGCACAAATCTTTAAAGATAATTTAGGTTGTACTCTTGTTGCTACATTTGGTACAGAGTCATCTAAGTCAGCGGTTGCTACAGCTTGTAGAGGTTATCGTTCTGAAGAGTACCCAGATGGTATTGATGTCGACGTGGCACAGTATCTATCATCGCTTATCCCAACAGAGCGTGGGTTTGTATGGGATTTAAAGACAGTAACGAAGGGTGACCCAGATAAGGACAGAAAACCTGTAACTACATTTATCAATGAGGTTAGCAAGTATCCAGGTCTTCTTGATATTATGTTAGGTATCGAAGGCTGTATCTCTCGTAGAGGTTCTCATGCATCGGGTGTTATCTTCAACGATGAAGACCCATTCGAGTATGCTTGTTATATGAGAACACCGAGCGGTGATGTAACTACACAGTACGACTTACATATGCAGGAATGGTGTGGTGCAACTAAGTACGACTTCCTTGTAACTGAAATCCAAGATAAGATAACTCAGGCTATTCGTTTCTTACAGAAATATGAACATTGTGATGAAGATTTAACATTAAAGCAGTGGTATGAAAAACATCTTCATCCGGACATTTTACCAATAGAAGAAGATGATGTATGGAAGAATATTCAGAACGTTGAGGTTCTCGACCTCTTTCAGTTTGACTCACAGGTAGGTAGTCAGGCGGCAAAGAAGATTAAACCTAGTACACTCCTAGAGTTATCCGATGCTAATGGTCTTATGAGACTGATGCCGATGGAAGATGGCACTGTTCCACTTGATAAATATTGTTCATATAAGAATAATATTAGTCTTTGGTTTAGAGAGATGCGTGACAAGTATAAATTAACAGAGGCAGAAATTGATGGTGTTAAACCTCACTTTGCTCGTTCATATGGTGTTCCACCTAGTCAGGAACAGTTAATGACTATGTTAATGGATGAGAACTTATGTAGCTTCACTCTTAAAGAGGCGAACGCCGCACGTAAGATAGTTGCGAAGAAACAGTTAAGTAAGATACCTGAGCTACATGAGAAGGTTCTTGCACAGGCAAAGAGTGAGAACTTAGGTAAGTATATTTGGGAGTGTGGTATCGGACCTCAGATGTCTTACTCATTCTCTATCATCCACGCTTTAGCATACTCATTCATCGCATATCAGGCAGCTTACCTTGCTACTAAATGGGACCCTATATATTGGGATACCGCTTGTCTTATTGTAAATAGCTCTTCTCTTGAAGCTGATGAAGAGGAAGAAGATGATACAAAAAAGCAAAAGAGTGCGGATTATGATAAAATAGCAAAAGCTATTGCAAACATTATGAAGAAAGGTATAAAAGTATCACTCGTTGATATAAATAAGTCAGATTATACTTTTATTCCTGATGTAGATAATCAGCAGATACTTTATGGTTTAAAGCCTATTAGTAGACTTAATGATGAAATGATTGATAAAATTATCTCATTAAGACCTTACAAGAGTATCACAGACTTTATGAATAAATGTCCTCTGCAAAAGATTGTTATGATAAACCTAATCAAAGCTGGTGCATTTGATAGTCTTGACACAGAGTTCAACAATAGAAAAGAAATAATGTGTTATTATCTTATGAAAGTTGGTGATTTAAAGAAGAGGATAACTCTTCAGAATATGCCAGGTCTTATCAACTATGGTATTATTCCAGAGTCATTAAAACTTCAAAAAGATGTATTCAACTTTAATAAGTATATAAAGAAATGCAATTATGTATTAAATGATAGTTGTATTGATTTTATCAACCAATGCTTAGGTGATGATGCGGACTTGCTTTTAGCGGATGCTACAAAAATAGATGCGTACGCTTGGAAGAAAGTATATGAAAAGCATATGGATATTGTTAGAGATTGGATAGCCGGCAATAAAGAACAAATACTTAATGACCTAAACTTTGCAATCTTTAAAGAAGTTTGGAATAAGTATGCTTCAGGTACTTTAGCTAGATGGGAGATGGATTCAGTATGTTTCTACTCACATCCGCATGAATTAGCTAATGTTGACTTTAGAAAATATGGTATTGTTGATTTTAATAAATTAAAGTCAAATGAAATAGAATCTTACTTTACTAGAAATAAGATGCAGATACCTATCTATAAGTTATATAGAATTGCGGGAACTGTTATTGGTAAGGATGATACAAAGAGATTAATCTCACTTCTAACTACAACTGGTGTTGTTACAGTTAAGTTTACTAGAGATTATTATGGTATGTTTAAAAAACAGATAAGTACCATTAATCCAGAGACAGGTAAGAAAACTGTAGTAGAAAAGAGTTGGTTTGGTAGAGGTAATATGTTAGTGGTTCAAGGCTACAGAAGAGAAGATACATTCGTAGCAAAGAACTATTCAAAGAGTGAAAGCCATCAGTTATATAAAATAACAGATGTAATTAATGATAGTATAATGTTAGTACATGAAAGAGCTTCTGGTTTAGCGGAAGATGAGGAGTATGAAAATGAGTGATGAATTAAATATTGAAAACTTAACAGATAAGATAATTGCGGAAACCGAGGAGGCTTCCGCACAGTTTGACCCAGTCAACCATCCTGCACATTACACAGAAGGAAGACAGTATGAGCCTATCAAGGTTATCCAGGATTGGAAGCTAGACTTCTGTTTAGGAAACGCTGTAAAGTATATCTCACGTTGTGGTAGAAAAGACTCTAAGGGTATGACCTCTGATGAGAAGGCTTTGCAGGATTTAGAGAAGGCTAGGTTCTATCTTAATTACAAGATAGATGAAATGAAAGAACAGTTATCTGTATTGGACAAAATTCATTAAACTATATCTAGTGTCTTTCATATATATTTACCAGATAAAATATGGAGGAGGAATAATTCTTTATGAATATAAGAAAAAAGGACAATACACTAGAGCCTTTCAATAGACAAAAAATTATTGATGCAGTAACCAAGTCCGCTGATAGAGCTTTAGTGCAACTAACAGAAGAAGATTTTAATTTAATATGTGACACAGTAGAGAAATCTGTTGTAGACGGAATGTCTGTAGAGGTAATTCATAATATAGTTGAAACTACATTAGATGAATTCTTTCCGGCAGTAGCAAAGTCTTACAAGGAATATCGTAACTATAAGAAAGACTTTGTTACATTAATGGATAAAGTTTATTCTAAAGCACAGAAGATTAGTTACTTAGGTGACAAAGATAATGCTAATACTGATTCTGCTCTTGTTGCAACAAAGAGAAGTATTATCTTTAATGAGTTTAATAAGGAACTTTACAAGAAGTTCTTTTTAACAACAGAAGAGTTACAGGCAATTAGAGAAGGTTATATTTATATCCATGATATGAGTGCCAGAAGAGATACTGTCAACTGTTGTCTTTTTAGACTAGGTAAGGTACTCGAAGGCGGGTTTGAGATGGGTAATGTATGGTATAATGAACCTAAGTCCGCCGATGTAGCCTTTGATGTTATGGGTGATATAATCCTATCTACCGCATCACAGCAGTATGGTGGTTTTACTATTCCAGAGGTAGATAAGATACTTGCGCCTTATGCTGAAAAGTCTTATGTAAGATATGTTGACAAGTACATGAATAAATGCGGACTTGACAAAGAAAAAGCTATTGAACTTGCTAAAGAGGATTTAAAAGAAGAAGTTAAGCAAGGATGGCAAGGTATTGAGTATAAACTTAATACAGTAGGTTCTTCTCGTGGTGATTATCCATTTGTTACTGTTACTCTTGGTTTAGGTACAAGTGAATTCGAGAAGTTAATATCTATAACATTATTAGAAGTACATTCCGAAGGACAAGGTAAGAAAGGATTTAAGAGACCTGTATTATTCCCTAAGATTGTATTCCTATACGATAAAGACCTACATGGAGATGGCATTAAGGATACACCTAATAAAGATGTGTTCAATGCGGGACTCGCTTGTTCAGCTAAAACAATGTACCCAGACTGGTTGTCACTCACTGGTGAAGGATATATTAGTGAGATGTATAAGAAATATGGTAGAGTAATTTCACCTATGGGTTGTAGAGCTTTCCTATCACCTTGGTATGAGAGAGGTGGCATACATCCCGCAGATGAAGATGATAAGCCAGTATTTGAAGGTAGATTTAATCTTGGTGTAGTTAGTCTTCACCTACCTATGATTCTTGCTAAGGCTAGAAAAGAGAGTAGAGACTTCTATGAGGTGCTTGATTATTATCTTCAGTTAATCAGACATCTACATAAGAGAACATATGACTACATTGGAGAGTTTAGAGCATCTTCTAACCCGGTTGCTTATTGCGAAGGTGGATTCTATGGTGGCAACTTAAAACCAACGGATAAGATTAAATCAATCTTAAAACCTATGACAATGAGTTATGGTATTACAGCTCTAAATGAATTACAAAGATTATACAATGGTAAGTCTATTAGAGAAGATGGAGAATTTGCTTTAGAGGTTATGCAACATATTAATGATTATGTTAATAAAGCAAAGGAAGAAGATGGTATCCTATATGCTATCTACGGTACTCCAGCAGAGTCGCTATGCGGTCTCCAGGTTAAGCAATTCCGTAAGCTATATGGAATTATAGAGAATGTTTCAGATAGATTATATGTATCTAACTCATTCCACTGTCATGTTACAGAAGATATGTCTCCTATTGAGAAACAGGATAAGGAAGGTAGATTCTGGGAACTCTTTAATGGTGGTAAGATACAGTATTGTAGATATAATCTTGGTTACAATATAGAAGCCATTAGAACTCTTATCTTGAGAGCGATGGAAAAAGGTTTTTACGAGGGTGTTAACTTAGCTTTATGCTATTGTGAGGATTGTGGCTATGAGCAGGTAGAAATGGATGTCTGTCCTTGCTGTGGTAGCAGTTCAATCACTAAGATAGACCGTATGAATGGTTATCTATCTTACACTCGTGTTAAAGGCGATACCCGCTACAATGAAGCCAAGAATGCTGAAATAGCTGAAAGAAAGTCAATGTAAAAAATTGACTTTCTTCAAAAATTTTGGTATAATTATTATAAAGAAATAAAAGGAGAAAAATTGAAATGGCAGAAGTAAATATGGGAACTGTTTATGAAGTTAATAAAAAGTTAAGCCTAGAAAATGATAAGCCATTAGACCCTATAGCTCTTAACCTCAAGGTTAAGGATATGGCAGAGAAGATGTCAGTTGGTGACTTCTGGATGCTACTTTGTAATGAAAGAAGAGATTACACTATCTTTGATGTAAAGAAAGGTAATGTAAAAGATATAGAACCTGAGTTAAAGGAAACATTAACTAACAGAGGTGAAGTAATTACAATCTTCTGGAATGAAAGTTACAATGCTTGGGAAATATGGATAAGAGGCATTCATCCTCTAACAACAGAAAGAGAAGATTGTATGTATCTATTCTTTGATTATTCTAGTGCTGTTGTGGAGGTATAAATATGGATAGAGCAATTTTACTAGAAATAGGTCTTTTCACATTAAATCAGAAAATTTATGTTCTTGATGAAAAGGGTAGGGTAATCAAGCAAGATGCAGTACCTAATGAAGCAGTGGCGGGAACCATCTATAACTTCTTCAAGGTCAATCATACAAGAACATTAAAGATTCATGGTAATAGATTATATGCACAGCGTTTCTTAAAAGCGTTAGAAAAGAACTATACAACAAACATGAAAGTACAGTATATATAATACATAAGGAGATAAAAGGATGAATTACGTAGTATCAGTTGTGGAAACACTTAGAGTTCCAAATGTTAAAGAAGTAGAAAAGCTACATACACAGATGCGTGATGATAATAAGTTTGAACTTAAAAAGTTTGAATATCAGCACAAGGAAGTTAAGCAGAAGGGCGAAGTAATTGACGAGTATGAACTTGTTAAAGCAACACTTGTGTTTAACAATGAAAAAGAACCAGAAAATCATGTAAGTATCAATATTGATACAAGCTTATTCCCTGTTACTAAAGCGCCAAAGGTAGAAGAAGTAGCAGAGGATGATGACGAAGATTGCGATAATGCAAAGGAGGATGCACTCCCATGGAACTAACTGATATTAAGATAAAGAAACTTAATGACTTGGCGATGACCCCTACTAGGGGCAGCGACCAGGCAGCAGGCGCAGACCTTTATGCAGCATCAAGTTATGCTATCACAATCGAGCCACACCAGACTGTAAAGATTGGTACTGGACTTGCTATGGAACTTCCAGAAGGTACTGCGGGATTGATTTTTGCTCGTTCAGGTCTTGCTACAAAGAAGGGATTAGCCCCAGCTAATAAGGTTGGGCTTATTGATAGCGACTATAGGGGGGAGTACATCGTGGCTTTGCATAACCATAGCGACGAACCTCAAACAATAGAACCACAAGAAAGAATAGCGCAGTTAGTTGTTATTCCTTATCTAAAGACTAACTTCATTGAAGTTGATGAATTATCTGATACCGAGAGAGGCGAAGGCGGATTTGGTTCTACTGGAACAAAGTAGGGCAAAATACTTTAATAGTTTTTTTCTACTTTTCATTTCTTCTGAAGAAGAGATTTTACAACTCTCTAATCTTTAATGGTTAGAGAGTTTTTTTATTTTGAAGAAAAAGGAGGAAAAGAAATGGCAACAGTTGATAAGCTGGAGATTGATGGTGTTGTAAGAGACATTCAAGATAAATCACTTACAGAAACTGTCAATACCTTATCTTTAGATTACCAAGAGACAAAGAAGAAAGTTACTGACATAGAAGGCGATGTAGCTGAACTTCAGGAAATCGTTGGTGAAAGTGCTGTCACTTCTGTTAATGGTAAAAGCGGAGCTGTGACATTGAATGCGGAAGACGTCGGTGCAGCCTCTGCTAATCACGTTGATGTAACTGGTGGCGAGAATGTAAAAGGTCACGTTAAGGTTACAACAGATTTTAGCAATGCTACAGAGAATGATGTAGTGCCTAGTGCGCCAGCAGTAAAGACTGCGGTAAATAACTTACAACAAGCTATTAACAGTAAGAGTACAGTTCCTACAAACCATGCTAGTTCAGATATTACCTACGGTATAGGTACACCATCAAACTATGGTCACGTAAAGATTGATAATACATACGATAAAGAAACCCCTGAAGCGGCTGATGGTGTTGCGGCTTCCGCTTATGCACTTCAATCTGCTTACAATGAACTTAAACAGAGACCAATTGGTGTTCAATCAGTTAATGGCAAGACAGGTTCTAATGTTGCTCTTAATGCGAGTGATGTTGGTGCAGCACCTAGCAACCATGCATCTCCTACAGCTGGTGAAGCATCTCCAGTATATGGTGGAGGTACATCAAGTCAGTTTGGTCACGTATCACTTACTGATGTGTATGATAACCCTAACACTGACGAGGAGACAGATGGTGCAGCTAACTCTAAGGCGGCTTCCGCCTATGCAGTACAGGCTATGTACAAAAAGATTATGGAAAGCGGAGCTGGTGGAGGAACTTATGTAGAAGCTAACCCTACACTCTCAGGTGGGGAGGAAGTACTCACCGCAATACAGATTGGTTCTGAGAAATATGCAGTTGAAGGTGGCGGTGGAGGTGTATCTGACTATACAGAGCTAGAAAACAAACCTAGTATCAATAATGTAGAGTTGGATGGTAACAAAACATCTTCTGACCTTGGTTTAGCACCTGCATCACATACACATACTTCATCAGATGTATCTGGTCTTGCTGGTGTAGCAACTAGTGGTAGTTATAATGACTTATCAAATAAACCTACTAAATTATCTGATTTTACAAATGACGTAAAAGAAGTTCACGTTGGTAATGCTGAACCTGTAGACGAATCAGTTGAAATATTTATTGACGAGTCAGAAGATTATGCAAGTGGTATCCCTTCTGTTGAAGAAGGGCAGACTGGAGCAATACAACTATTGAGTGGTACTGCTAATATTTGCCCTAATACAGCTACAAGAAAAGGTTCAGTTTGTATGATACAATTTGGTACTAATGGTTCTGCGGTAAGTGGTACTAATAGTTTTGGTACATTACCAGAATTCGCTAGACCAAGTGCTGACAGATTTTTAACAGGTGCATTACAAGTTAGTAGTCAATGGTTTAATGCAGTTTTTAAAATTGGCGCCGATGGAAGTATTACTACAACATGGGCAAGTGGTTCAAAAACAGCTGCTTATATTTGTGGTACATATATAATATAAGGAGGTATAAATAAGTGGCAGTAATAAAATATAAAACCGCTGATGGTTATAAAACTTTAGAAGTGCCTACTGTTCAGCGAGCAGTAATGCCTAATATTAATGATATGCCTCTTGGTACTATTGTGCAATATACAGGTGCTACAGCGGGTGACTTCATTAATGGATATTTTTATAAAGCTGTTGAAACAAGTGAAGTTGTTCAAGTAAACTATTATGGTTATGCTCAAGGTAGCGGTAATTATAGAACTGATTTATTTATTAAAGAGGGACAAACTGATGGATATTATTATTCAAGCACATCTTCTACTAGTGCAATGAAAAACCTTCCTAATTTTACACCTCTTGATGGAGGCAAATATGTAAAAGACGGGGTTGCTTACGATTTTGAAGATGCTCCAAATAGGTCGGAAAGTAGAGTCTATCCTTATGTTCCTGACGCTACATCTGTTACTTTTAAGATTAGATTTAAAGATGGTTCTTCATATATGGAAACTTCTACTAGTGATACTCTTGAAAGAAAATCATCAATAGATACAACAAGAGAAGAAACAGTTGTAACAAAGAGTTGGCAACAGATTAATGTCCAACCAAGTAGCGCAGGAGAGGCTGAAAGCTACAACGACCTCACTGATAAGCCTGCTATTAATGGTCATACACTAGGTGGAGACCAGACTTCTGCACAACTAGGGCTAATGACTCCCGCAGATATTCATGTTTATTCAACAACAGAAAGATTAGTTGGTGAATGGATTGATGGTAGTCCTGTATATGAAAGAGTATTTCAACTTACTAATTTTACAGCGTTAAATGCCAATACCACATATGAATTTGTTAAACCGGTTGCTTCTTACGGTATTGAAAGATTAATAGATGCTATGCTTATTGGTGATACTTTTGCAGTCCAAGATGGTACAACACCGGTTTATGCTATACAACATGGTATTTCTTGGTATAATAAGTATGATGATGTAATAAAATATACAATGCAAGGTACGATGGGTGGTTCATCTACTCCTTTACAGCATGCCTATTTTATAATAAGATATACAAAAGTACAAAGTTAAGGAGGATAGTTAAATGGGAAAAGTAAAAATTGGTTATTCTCCTAATGGTTCAGGCGGAGGAGGGGGCCAAGGCAACATTAAGATACCTGACTTCTTCACTCCCGCTTATATAAGTCCCCCACCTGGTCAAACAGATGGATTATGGATTTCTGCTTATAATACTTCTTTTGATTATCTGTTTACGCCACAGGCAGATAGTGATGCTGATATGGCACCGAATTTTTTTGGTGAAACAAAACCTTTTAAAATTCATGTTAGAGTATATATTAATGACCTTAGCATGGGTAGTGATGGTGGTAATACTAACACCCTATTTGGTAGTGTATATGATTATGCTAATTATCCTTCAATGGATATGCACTATCAATACTTCTGGGGCGGTATAAGCTACAATGGTGGTAGTTGGGCAAAGGGTATAGAACTACGACCAAAAGAAGGTGAAACACAAGTTGTTGAGAAAGGCAAAATATATAGTGTAGAATATGGTTGGGATGGCGAAAACCTATATATAAAGCTTTATAATGATGAAGGTGAATTAATAAATTCCGCTAGTGTACCAGAAACACAAGGTCATGTACCTTATGGTGTTGATAGTAGACATTTCTTTGCTTTTGGTGGATTATGTAGAAGTAGTAGTCATCAAGTTAGAAATAGCTTTATTGACGTATTAAATACATACGTTGAAATAGATGGTGAAGTGAAATGGGGGAACAAGAATGAGTAAGATTAATTTAACTTATGAAAAACCAGATTCTATTCCTCTATCTAGTAATATGATACTTGGTAAAGGGTCTGGCGGAGGCGGCGGAGGGTCAATCGTTGTCCCTAGGTTGCTTGCTAATGGTTTTTTTCGTAAGCCAGCAAAGGCAAAAGATGGTTTATGGATATATAATAAAGGTAAACAAAGAGGAGCTGTTTTGTGTGTTCCAATCGATGACCAAATACAAGGGTTAGATTTATTTTCAACACCAAAGCCATGGAAACTTCATGTAAGATGTGTATTTGGTGGATTACATACTGGTTGGGCTTCTCCTACAAACTGTTTATGCGGAAGTGACTCTGGTGGCTATTCATATTATCCTTCTGCTGAATTATATACTAATTACTTTTGGGGAGCTATATCCCATTCATCAGATTATGGATGGGATACAACAGTAAGAATGAATCCACTTGAAGGTCAAGATACTGTAGCTGTAGAAGGTGAAATTTATGAACTTGAGTTTGGTTGGGATGGTAAAGTTTTATATTTAACTCTATTTGATGAAAATGGTGTTCAAGTCAACCACGCTGAAACACCAGATACCCAAGGTCACACATCCCGTCAACATAGAAGTGATAGAAACTTTGCTATTGGTGGTATGCTTAGAATGTCAATGCATTGCTTAACAAATACATATATAGATTTGTTAAACACATACATAGAACTAGATGGCGAAGTTGTTTGGGGAAATAAAAAATAAGGAGGTAATATACTTTGGGTAAAGTTGTTTTAACATATGAACAACCTGGAGATATACATTCAGGTAAAAATAAAGTAGTTAGAGCCGGCGCTGGTGGTGGCGGAACTACTAACTACAATGATTTAGA